TGTACCATCTCTTTTATTCTTGTCCCAATATTCTTCAACAAACTCATCATTCAATCTATAATCACCTACATTAAGTATATCTGATTGATGGTTATATGCTTCAGTATGATAAGGTAGATTATGTTTAAATCTAGTGTGTCGTTCTCTTTGATTATGATACACACCATCATATGTATTGTGATCGTGTAAGTTAAGTGCTACAGAATATATTTTTTTCACTCTTTTTTCCTCATTATATTTTTTCAATTCAGGATAGACATCAAACAAGTTTGCTTCCCATTTAGTGCCTTCGTAATATTTATCTATTTTTAAAAGATAGTCAATTGTATCTAAATAAGACAGGCCACCATTATCTTCTTTTAAAACATTCTGTATATCAGGAAAGTTTTTATATTTGTCTATAAGTTTTTTCTTTAAATCATCTGGTAATACATTTGCACATAACTTTGCTGGTCCTCTTATATTAGACCAGTTAATCTGTTTAAATAGTTCTTTGTTATTATCAAACCATTCTATTAGTTGATAAAATCTTAATACACTTAAAAAAGATATAGTGCCATTTACATTTATTTGTACATTAGGATATTGTTTTACTGTTTTAATATTCTTAACTATATCTTCCCAATTTGATCTACGTCTGATATATTCATCATATTTACCTATACCATCAAGTGATACAGTAAATTCAAATAATCTAAAGTGTTTTATATAATCTGTAATCTTGTATTTACCTTGTCCTAAAACAGACATGTTAGTTTGAAATTTTACAAACATCTGATTAGCATATTTTGATTTTACCATTGCGTCAAGTAATTTGTAATATTGTTTCATAACTAATGGTTCGCCACCGATTAATTTAAGATTGTAAATCCAAGGAGCGATTTCTGCTATTTGACTAACAATATCTTCAAGTGTTGCACCTTTAACAGAAGCAATTAGTTTCTTCATATCATTACCATGTTTAATAGTATAATCATTCATAACTGTTTGACCCTCTAGTTCTTTAGAGTTCAATGTTGTAGTTCTTGTAGATGAGTCGTAAGTATGGCACATGTAACAATCTAAATTACATTGATTACCAAACGCTTTAATTTGTACTTCAAAAATTTTATGTTCTATATGACCTCTACCAGTATGTTGAAATGCCTCTACTGCCTTACGTATGCCAGGCCATATACCAACATCATTAGTTTGTATTTTTAGTGAAGCCTGTCGTCTGGATCTGCCATATTCTTTTTCTTGTTTGATACATGACTTGCAAGATTTTTTAGTTAATTTTAAATCTGAACCAGGTGTTGTCATTTCAGTTCGTAGTTGATTTAATTTTTTATCGTTTTCAAACCAATCTTTTATAGAAACATCTTTTATATTAGTTTTAAATACATCTGTATCAGCCCACGAACAAGGTCCGTAGTTACCTTTAACATCTGTATATAATAATTGAAAGGGTGCGCCACAGAAATATATCTCTTGGTCTTTGATACGTTTATCTAGTCCAGTAAAGTTCATTCTATTGTCACCAAACCATTTAGATGTATCTACTTTTCCCCCACCTAGGTATTGATCACCTGGCCCACCTTTAGTTAAATGTTCTGGTAGTTTCTTACTCATCATCCTCAAATGAAAAAATATCCTCAAATGGTGGGCAAGTATCTTTTTTCAAACTGTCTTCACTCATGTTTTGCCATTTATATAAATCTGCCTTACCTATTGTTTGAATAAGATATGGCATATACTTAACAAAATTAAAGTAAAATTTTGTATTGGTATGCCATTTTATAACTTGTTTAGGAAAACAAATACAATAAGAAGTATCCCAACCTGTGTCTAAAACTGCACCTGTGATTGTTTTTGCAATCATTCCTACTTCTATACTCCAACTTTCTCTTCCATGTGGTATAAATGACTCTTCACCCATTTCCCATCTAGTACCTGTTTTGGCACATTGTTCTTGTGCAAACTGATTACCTGGTGCAACTCTTGGTGTAAATATTAATGTCCAAGGTGCCGATTTTAAATGATACAAATTAGGATTTGCGTGATATTTTTCTCCTACATCTCCATCAAAATCTATTTTATTGCCTTCACACAGGTTATATAACATCTTACTTCTTTCTTCATTAGGTCCTAGTACATATGCTTTGTAAGGAAATGCTTTTTGTTTTGATGTTGCAAGAGGATAACCTATTCTTAATATCTCCTCTATTTGTGATCTGGTAGGTATAATATCTTTTTTATAATGAACAACATGTGCCCTTCTTTTTAGTGAATCAGTTATACTCATAATACACTCGCATATTTTGATACTGGAAAGTGACCTTTAGGTTCAACCCATTCCATACATGTTTTACAATAGTTCTCATATTTAAATAATCTAAAATTCATCATCTTGTCTATGTTTTCTTGTGTGATCTCAAAGTTCTTTGAAACAATAGGATTATTAGCAAACTTTTTACTACAATGTACTATATGCCTTTTCTCAAAATCAATAACAGGTACCATAGGAAAGGCTGCACACATCTTACGATCTATTTCAGCTGCTTGAGTATGTACTTCTAATATATCATCTTTGTTAGGTGTTCTACCATTAAATGATTTCCACATTGTATTCTTGTGATCTAATTGTTTCATTTCTTCAGGAAACAAATGTTTATATTTGAAAAAGTTAGGTGTCTTTACACATAGATTGTAATTGTTATAATCATTTTCTTTTATGAAACCGTAGGGTGGTAGTAAGTCTAAACTACCAAGTTTTTTAATACCGTCTTCATAAAAATCTAATATGTTATGTTCAACATAAAGTATATCAGGATCTTTTAGTATATGTGGATATCTTTTACGTACAAAAGAATTTGATAATACTGAACATACATGATTAGGTCTGCTTTTAACTTCAGCAATTACTTCATCTAAATTTTTTATTAGTCCTGGCTCACCACCTAAAAGACAAACACGTATCTTATAATTTTTTAAATAGTCTAGTGTTTGTTTTAGGAAATCCATATCAACAGTTAGATTTCTCATCTCTAAAGTATATGAGGTACAGTAGTGACAATTCTTATTACAAGACATAGACATGAAGAAGTCTATTGCTAAATAATTCTGTTGTATTTCTTTTAATGTTTTCATATTTTAAAATTATCAAAAAAGAATTTGTTAAATGCTACTAGTAGTTTTTGTTTTGGTTGATCTTTAAAATTTAATTCTTCGTATATGTAATCAGGTCTTTCATAAGCCTTTTCTATTATGTAATGATAGATATCCTCAACGTCTTCTATTATAGACTTATCAAGTACTAAATCATCACCAAAGATATATTTCATCTTCTTAATTAAACCTAAAAGTCTAAATGGTATTTTATTTGTTATATCAATCATGTTATTTTTATCATCAAAATAACAGAAAGTATCAAATGAAGGACTAATTACTATTTCGTTCATACTGTTGCCATTATAATATTACAAGTGTTATCAACCTCTTCATCCGTCAAATATGGATGAATAGGCAATGTTAATATTGTATCACATACTTGTTGAGTATTCAAGCACTCATCAACTCTATTTATTAGGTTGTTATACATAGGGTTTTCCGATATAGGATTCGGGTAATGAACACTTGCATTAAGTCTTTTCTTTAACTTATCTCTTATCTCTTTGTTTTCAACTCTTATGACATATTTGTGATAACAATGATTAACTGTTTCATCAACCTTTTGTAACGTCACAAAGTCTTTTAATAGATTGTCATATCTCTTTGCAATTCTAAATCTTTTATCTTGCCATTCGTGCATTTTAGATATTCTAAAGTTTATAAACTCGGCATTTATTGCTAACATTTTAGAATTGTATCCTAACACTTCATTGTTGCCGTGTCTTCTTAACTTTCTTATAAAGTCTGCTTGAGTTTTGTTATCTAATAGAACAGCGCCACCACCTGATATACCTGCAATAGGTTTGTTTGCATTAAAACTTAATGTTGCAATATCGCCAAATGTACCTGCATATTGACCATCTCTATTTGCACCAAATGATTGACAAGCATCCTCTATAAGTTTTATATTCTTTTCTTCACAAAAGTCCTGTAATTCTGTCATATCAGACATATTACCAAACAAGTGAGGATAAACAATTGCCTTAACTTCAGGTTGATACATTCTTCTTACACTTTTCATAGACAAGTGATAAGTATCAGGATCAATGTCACAGAATACAGGTGTTGCACCTACCATTGATATACAAGACGCTGTAGATATCCATGAAAAGTTTGTAGTCATTATCTCATCGCCAGGTCCTAAATCAAGTGCCATTAGAGCGAAACGTAAAGCGTCTGTACCACTAGCACATGTTACGGCATACTTTCTTTTTATAATACTTGTAATATTCTTTTCTAAAAACTCAACGTTTCTTTCGTTTTCTTTTTGCATAACATTATCAAAAAGTTTTAAGTATTCATCTTTGTTTGCTAGATAATCTCTATCCCAACCTGTCATATAAGTACTCCGCTATTTTTTGTTGCCCTTTTGCGTTAGGGTGTCTATCTAATTCTGATATTTTATGTTCATCATTTAACACACCAAACTCTAAAGTAAAACCTCCTA